CATGGAAATGGCAACTAATCCTGGAGCTGCAGAAGCATTTGCTAAAGCTTTAATACAATAAGATGCTTATCGTTGATATAGCTGAGACTGAATACTACGATAGAGTAAAAGAAGAGTTCGTAGAAGTAAAAGCAGTCCAATTAAAACTAGAACACTCTTTAGTGGCTATATCAAAATGGGAAGCAAAGTGGGAGAAACCTTTTATAGGGAATGCTGACAAGACCGACGAAGAACTATACGACTATATAGAGTGTATGGTCCTTAACGAAGAACCTATTAACCCATTAACATTTAGGTTTATAAGCAAATCGAATATCGAACTCATAAATTCCTATATAAAGGCTCCCATGACTGCTACCACTATTAAAGCTACTAAAGGTAAGAATAGTAGACGAATAATAACTTCAGAACTTATATATTATTGGATGATAAGTTTCTCGATACCATTTGAATGTCAACATTGGCATTTGAATAGGTTAATGATGCTGATAAATGTCTGTGATGCACAGAATACTCCAGCTAAGAAACAGAGTCCGAAAGACGCACTAGCAGAACGAAGAAGATTAAATGAGGCTCGTAAAGCAGCAATGAAATCATCGGGTTAATTAATTATGATTAAAGTAAAATGTACTGGGGACTTTAAAAACACAACTAAGTTTTTAGAACGAGCTCAAAAGATGTCTGTTACCGAAATACTCAACAGATATGGAAAAGAAGGAGTGAAAGCTTTAGCCGCAGCCACTCCTAAAGATACTGGTGAGACAGCTAGTAAGTGGAATTACGAAATAACCACTGGAAGGAATAAATCATCCGTCACATGGACTAACGATTCCCAAAATGATGGGGTTCCAATAGTAATACTTATACAGTATGGTCATGGTACTAAAAACGGGGGTTATGTGTCCGGAGTAGATTTTATTAATCCAGCTATCAAAGGAGTAATGGACAGATTAGCCGACTCCATATGGAAGGAGGTTACTAAGTAATGAGTAGTGTAGATAACAGAGTAGTCAAAATGCAGATGGAGAATGGTCAATTCACGTCGGCTGCTACTTCAACAATGAGCACTCTTAAGAAACTTAACGAAAGTTTAAAACTAACCGAGGGTGCTAAAGGTCTAGAAAACATATCTAGTAAAGCTAAACAAGTAGATATGAGTGGACTAGCATCTGGAGTAGAGAGTGTTAGTAATAAATTATCTATAATGGATATAGTAGGGGTTACTGCTTTAGTAAACATTGCTAATCAAGCGGTTAACACTGGAAAACGTCTTGTATCGTCTCTAACATTAGATCCTATAATGGACGGTTTTAGAGAATACGAAACCAAAATGGGTGCTATACAAACAATATTAACAAACACGTCATCTAAAGGGACAACGCTAGACCAAGTAAACGCAGCTTTAGCTGAGCTTAACGAATATTCAGACAAAACAATTTATAACTTTGCTCAGATGACTGATAACATAGGTAAAGCTACTGCAGCTGGTGTAGGGTTAGAAGATTCCGTAACATTCGTAAAAGGTTTAGCTAACGTTGCAGCCGGGTTTGGTGTAGATGCAACTAAAATGGCTGGAGCAACTTATCAAATGACTCAAGCGTTATCTGCTGGAGTTATAAAACTTCAAGACTGGAAATCACTTGAACAATCTGGTATGGGCGGTCAAATGTTACAAGACGAGCTTATAAAAACCGCTCAAGAGATGGGAGTATTTGTAGACACAAGCATCCCGTTTAGAGAAACTCTAGAAAGCAACTGGTTGTCATCTGATGTATTCATCAAGACAATGGGTAAAATGGCAGAGAACGAATCATTAGTTGCAGCAGCTCAAAATGTAACTAGTTTTACAAAACTCATGGACACTATGAAAGAAACGGTTGGGTCTGGATGGGCTGTAAGTTGGGAACACATACTTGGAAATAAGGACCAATCAACTACTTTATTCACTAACATAAGTAACGGTTTCGGAGATATAGTGGGCGCCATGTCCGATTATAGAAATGAAGCCTTACAAATGTGGAACGAAGAAGGCGGTAGAGAAGCTGTTTTAAAAGGACTAACCAATATAGTATCTGGACTAGGTAAAGTTCTAGCTCCAGTTTATGAGTCTTTTAAAAAGATAATAGATCCATGGAACGGGTCGCAATTAATATCGATATCCAAAGCTTTTGAAACCTGGACTAGTAAGATAAAGATTAGCGATAAAGCTATTGAAAACTTATCTAGGACCTTTGATGGCATTTTCTCTTTATTTTCAATTGCTGGTAAAGTTATTGGAGGTGTGGTATCTGGCATAGCCAATCTAATACCTTTAATGTCACCAATATTAGAAGGAATCTTAAGTATAACTGCACCTATAGGAGACTTCATAGTAAAACTTAACGAAACCATGGCTGCGTCAAGTGTGTTCAAAGGTGCAATGGACTTAATTAAGAATGCCGTATCATCAGTATCTGAATTCATAGGAGGATTCTTAGGAAAGATAGGGGACTGGGTGAGTGGTGTACTAGATATAGATTTATCTGGGTTAAGTGGAGTAGCAGGAAAACTTATAGCGTGTTTCACACCGTTAGACTCAATGGGTCAGGCAATTAGTAAAGTAATAGACGGAATAATAAACAGCATCAAGAAATTCATTCCAGCTTTAAAAGATTTCGCTGGAAAAGTTTGGGATACATTAAGTGGAATTTCACAATCCATTATAGATACAATAGGCGGAAAAGGTAACGGAGTTGTAAATATAGTAAACGGCGGATTAATTGGAATGATAATCTTAGGTATAAAGAAAGTGATAGATGTTTTCAAAGACCTAAGTGGAAACGTTGGTGGAATAGTAGACTCTGTAGTAGACATTTTCGATGGAGTTAAGGGAAGCCTTGAATCATTTCAAAATAGCCTAAAAGCAAAGACTTTAGTAAGTATCGCAACTGCAATAGCAATATTAGCAGGTTCGTTATTAGTAATATCTACTATAGATAGTGGTAAGCTAATGTCTGCGTTAGCTAGCATGGGTGTTATGATGGCTGAAATAGTCGGTGCTATGGCCTTATTGGATAAAGTTGGAGGAGGCGCTAAAGTCGGAGCTAGTATGATAGTATTTTCAACTGCAATTCTAATATTGTCAGGAGCCATGAAAACCTTATCCGGATTGTCTTGGGAAGAGATAGGCAGTGGATTAGTTGGTCTTGCGGGAATGATGCTTATATTAGTTGGAGCTAGTAAGCTAATGGAGACAAACTCCAAAGGCATGATGAAGACTGCTACTGCATTAGTTATATTTGCCAAGGCTATCGACATACTAACTGAATCTGTTATAGTAATAGGTTCTTTAAAGCCAGAGGTTATAGGTCAAGGTTTAGTTGGTGTTGGAATTCTTATGGGTGAAATAGCTCTATTTATGGCAGCAAGTAATATTGGTGGATTAAGTATATCTAAAGCGGCAGCAATATTGGTATTAGCCGAAGCATTGGTTATAATGTCATCCGCAGTAGACAAGATGGGCAGCTTGGATAAGAATGTTCTAATAAAAGGATTAGGCTCAATAGCTATAGCTTTAACCGAAGTAGTGCTATTCATGAAGTTGATAGGGAACCCTAAAGGAATGATATCAACGGCTATAGGAGTTGGTGTTCTAGCAGGAGCATTGCTAATACTAAGTAATGCAGTATCTAGCTTCGGTAGTATGAACGTCGATGTATTAGGAACTGGATTACTAACAATGGGTATCGCTCTAGGAGTGATAGCGGCTGGCATGGCGGTTATGCCTAAGAATATAATGGGTCAAGCTTTATCATTGGTAGTTGTTGGTGGGGCATTACTTATAATATCAAATGCGGTTCAAAATATGGGAAGTCTAAGCTGGGACGAAATAGGCAGGGGAATGACTGTCTTAGGAGGTTCTTTAGGAATATTAGCTATAGGACTATTGGCAATGAGAAGTAGTATATCTGGAGCAGCAGCTATGATAGTAGCCGCAGCAGCCATAGCTATACTAACACCGGCATTAATTATATTAGGCGGAATGTCTTTAGAATCAATAGGTAAATCACTATTAGTATTAGCTGGAGCGTTTACCGTAATAGGAGTAGCCGGATTGTTATTGACACCTTTAACTCCAGTTCTACTCGCTTTAGCAGGTGTGATAGCTTTGCTAGGAGCAGCTTGTGTAGCAGTAGGGGTTGGTATATCGGCATTTGCAGCAGGAATGGCTTTGTTAGCCGCATCTGGAGCAGCTGGAGCAGCATCGTTAGTAATTATTATAACATCATTAGTTAGTCTTATACCAAGTATAGCGACTGCTATAGGCCAAGGATTGTTAAACATAGTTGAAGTATTCGTTCAAAACTCAGCTATATTAGCAGCCGGTATAATCACAGCACTAACCTCTGTAATACAAGCATTGATAGCTATAGTACCTCCATTAATAGAGTTGGTGGGCTTACTATTAGCAGGAATATTACAACTAATAATAGAACAAGGTCCGAAATTAGTAGAGGCAGTAATGACAATAATAATGTCAGTGTTGGAAGCATTAGCGACTAATCTACCCATAATAGCTGGTCTAGCAGTATCATTTATAGTCGACCTAATAACCACAATACTTAGCGAATTAGGAAACTCAATACCTAAGGTAGCCGGAGCCGTAACTGATATCATAGTAGGCATACTGCAAGCTATAGGCGAAAATGTACCAAGAGTTGTAACTGCTGCTGCAGATATGATAATACAAATGGTTAATGGTTTAGCAAATGCAGTTGAAACAAAAGGCCCTGAAGTTAGAGCGGCAATGAAACGTCTAATAAAAGCAATGATAACCGAGTTTAAAAATGCAGTTAGCGACTTCGTTAGTGTGGGTGGCGATATAATAGGTGGCGTTGTAAAAGGTATTTCAAATGGAATAAGCTCAGTTGTGGATGCGGCTAAGAATGTAGCTAGTAGCGCATTGAAAGCGGCTAAGAATTTCTTAGGAATACATTCACCATCAACAGAGTTTGCTGAAGTTGGTAAGTATTCGGATCAAGGTTTAGCTAATGGACTGTCAAAGTACAGCAGTTTAGTAGAAGACGAAGCCATAGGAGTTGCTGACGGAGCCTTAAGTGGAATGAAAGACGCACTATCAGGGGCTGATAGCCTATTCAGTTCAGACTTAGATAATGGTCCAGTTATAAAACCAGTATTAGATCTAAGCGAAATTCAAAATGGCTCTAACCAAATAGGAAGTATGCTAGATAGTAACTATGCTCTAAAAACTTCTATGGATAATGCTAGAAAAGTATCTGCTGGAGTGTTGTCTGGAAAGATATCCGCGTTAGATGCTGTAAACGGGGCTACTAATAATACCACCGTTAACGAAATAACCAATAACTTCAATATTACTGCAACGGATCCTCAAGGAACTGCTGACGAGGTATCTAAAATAATACAAAGACAAGTTGAAAGGAGAGATAGTGTATGGGCGTAATAACTTTTAATGGACGAACATCTACATCTATAGGATTACAAGTTGAAACACCACCAGACTACGATATACCAGAAAGGATTTATGAGCTCATACATGTTCCTGGAAGAAATGGTGATATAGCTATGGATACTGGAGCTTATAAGAATAGTAACAGGCCGTATGTAGTATCGATAGGTCAAGAAAGAGGAGATTTCTCTACGTTAGCGGGTAAGTTAGTGGGCTGGCTTCATTCAGCCCCTGGCTATCTCAGACTTGAAGATTCCTATAATCCGAATCATTATTTCATGGCCAAATATAGCGAATCTAACAACATTGTAAACATTTTACAGCAAGCCGGTAAAGCAACTATAACCTTTGATAGAAAACCACAGAAATTCTTAAAGACTGGCGATAATGCTGTAACAGTTGCTAATAACGGGGTTATAAATAATCCAACATCTTTTGATTCGAAACCGTTGATTAAAATTAATGGGAGCGGAACCGGAACTCTTAAAGTAGGGAATTACAATTTCACAATAACTAACATATCCGCGTATATGTATCTAGATACTGACTTAGAAGATGCCTATAAAGATGCTATTAACATGAGTCAGTATGTTACAGCCCCACAAGGTTATGCTCTATTAAAACCTGGCGATAATAAGGTAATATTTAGTGGCGGAATAACATCAATCCAAATAACTCCAAGGTGGTGGACTTTATGATTACCATTCATGAATCTACAGCCATTTCATTTTCTTCGTTAGGTTTGGGAAGCTTACCAGATTGCGTAGGGGGCGTAGTTGTAGAAGAGATAAACGGCCAATTCGAACTTACCATACAATACCCTATAACTGGCCGGAGATATAACGAGCTTCAACTAAGGAGAATAATTCGTTGCAAAACAAACCCATATGGAACACCTCAACCTTTTAGGATTTATTCAATATCTAAACCTATAAATAGAATAGTTACTATTAATGCGGCACATCTGAGTTACGACTTGAGTGGCTATCCAGTTAATGAGTTTAAAGCTACGTCGCCAACTGATGCGTTTACTAAGCTTAAAGCGAATTCTCAAGTAAGTCATAACTTTACCTTTAATTCCACTGCAACGACAACCGGTGAGATTAATATCGAATATCCGAAAAGTGCTCGTTCTATAATGGGTTATAACATCCTAACCGCATACCAAGGAGAATTCGAGTATGATGAATTTATGGTTTACCATCGTCAAAATAGAGGTAGCAACAGAGGTGTTTCAGTTAGATATGGTAAGAATTTAATGACGCTTGAACAAGAGGAGAATATATCTAATGTATATACAGGGGTGTATCCATACTGGGCTGGCGTTGAATACAATACTGAAACACAAGAACAAAAGGCTATCATGGTTAAACTTCCAGAAAAGGTAGTGAACGTTCCTGGAACATTTAACTTCACCCGTATACTACCACTTGATATGGGATCTGAATTCGAAGCTCCTCCAACTGAAGAAGAGTTAAGAACCAAGACTAACGAGTATATAGCTAAAAATAAACTAGGCGAACCTAAGATATCTCTTGACGTGTCATTTATACAACTTACGAAATCAAAAGAATATGCTACCTATGCGACTCTAGAACAGATAATGTTAGGTGATACAGTATTGGTTGAATTTAATGAGTTGGGTGTTAACTCAACCGCCAGATGCGTTAAGACTACGTATAATGTCGTAACCGATCGATATGACGAAATCACTCTAGGGGAAGCTAAGTCTAATCTATCAACTTCAATATCAGACACGAACAAAGAAGTTGCTGATAAGATAGAACAGCAAAAAACATTCTTCGATCATGAATTAGGCAACGTAAAAATAGACATAGCTCATATAGATTTGGCCATAATAGAAAAAGCCAACATTGATTGGGTAACTGCCAATTTTGCGCATCTACTAAATGGGTATATAGATACTGCTGAGATTAAAGATGCTTCGATAGGAACCGCTAAGATAACTGATGCTTCAATAACAGTGGCTAAAATAGAGAATTTGTTTGCTGATAAGTTAACCGCAAGTCAGGGTAAATTCACATCAGCACATATTGGGGAACTGACATCTGACAATATAGCAGCAGGAGCCATAACCGCTGGTAAGATTGATGCTGGAGCTATCGTAACTGATAAGCTAGCTACTGGGTCGGTAACGGCAATCAAAATAGCAGCTAATTCAGTTACCGCTGATAAGATAATAGCAGGAGCTATTACAACAGCTAAACTTGATGCTCTTTCAGTAACCGCTGAAAAAATAGCCGCTAAGACGATAACCGCTGATAAGATAGCAGCTGATACAATAACCGCTAACGAAATAGCAGCAAACGCGATAACCACAAACGAGCTAAACGCCAAAGCCGTAACTGCTGAAAAGATCGCTGCAGATGCAGTAACCGCTGATAAGATACTAGCAGGTTCAATAACCACTGGTAAACTTGCAGCCCTTTCAGTAACAGCTGAAAAGATCGCTGCAGGAGCTATAACTGCTGAAAAAATAAGTACTGAAACTTTAGATGCTATAGCTATCAACGCCGGAACAATAGTAGCTAATGATATTACTGCTGGAAAAATAAAAATTACAGATGCAAACATTCTTAACGGTGAAATAAGCGGAGCTAAAATAACTGACCTTACAGTTACTAATGCTAAAATAGCCAATACTACTATAGAAAGCGCAAAGATAAAGGATTTAGATGTTAGTAAACTTAATGCTGGAACTATAGATACCGCTAAGATAAAATTAGCATCTCTAGACGGAGTACTTAATATCACCAATAATCTAATACAGATTAAAGATGCTCAAGCAACCCCAAAAGTTAGAGTTCAAATTGGTAAAGATACTACTGGAAACTATGGTATAATAGTAGCCAATGATGCAGGAAAAGCCATATTTGACAGTGCTAAAGGGGTTCTAATACCTGAAGGATTGAATAATGGTGTTGTAAGCACCGACAAAATAGTAGATGATGCGGTTTCTCCATCTAAGATACAAATAGAGGAGTTATGGGCAGACACGGCGTATATCAGAGAATTCAAAGCAACCTCGGTTAATACATCTCAACTGGTTGTCGACATAATACGAAACGACATAATCAATCTACAAGGGTTAATATCATTTGACTCTTTGGATGATTCTTTAAATTCTCTATTCACTCCGTCCGGAGATAAAACCTATATAAACGGTGGTATGATATCAACCGGAACAATCAAAGCGAATTCTATAGACTTATATAGTGGTATTACTGTTAAAAAAGAAGACGGAACTATAACATTTGCCGTATCGGCCGCAGGCGATATAGAAGCTAATGCAACACTAAGAAGTAGTAACTACAAGCCTGGTGTTAGTGGATATCTTATATCTACGAGCGGGACTGCTGAGTTCAATAGTATAAATGCTGTCGGGGCAATAACAAATAATAAGGCTGGACTATCTAATGAAGGTGATACAGACGCGAGTATAAGATTCTGGGCTGGTTCTGATTATGCTGGTAGAAAAACTGCCCCCTTCAGAGTAACCCAAAAGGGAGACGTATTCGCAGCTAACGGAGAGTTTACAGGTTTATTACGTGGTACTCTAGACAGTGGTGATGTCCAAATATTTAATAACAGAATTACCATTAACAAAACTGGAACTGAAGTAGAAACCGTTAATATTGGGGCGACTCAAGCATGGTTTGACACAGACGTCGTATTTGGAACAGGTTTGACGTATAACAATGCTAATAATAGTTTAGTAACAACTACGTCTTTTACTCAAAATAATCCAAAAGGTTCCATAGGAAGCAATACTACAATACTAGACGACGTAGGGGCATATTCTGGTTATACAGTGCTGAATAGTAGTAATATAGATGGTGGTTCTCATAGAATAAAATACTGGACCGGTCATGGTGGATTGATATTTGAGAGTATGGGTACCAATCAAACTGCTGATATATCAAGAGAGAAACCATATGACTTTAAATTCGAAAGACAAGGTGGAGACGTTAACGTTAAAATTCAAGGTAAAATGGAAGTTACTAATAGTATAAACGCCTCTAACCAAAATATTGAAATGAGAAGCGTCGCTAATGAAGGTTGGGGATTCTTCGCAGTGTAAAGGAGTGATAGCATGGCTGACATAGCTGGGTTGTATAAAAGTAACCAGAGTTACAACCCTAAGATAGACTATAATGTGAGTTATAGTGAAACAGGACGTAATGGGAGTAGTGTAACTTACTCCTTTACTGTCTCTTTTAATAGACTTAATGGTAGTTATGGATTTGACATAATGATAAACTACTCAATCGGAGGACAGTCTGGAAATAGAACACTTAAAGCAAATAACGATTGGTCTGCAAGTGGTTCAACGTCGTGGAGCGTTACGTGTTCTACGGATGCCGCAGGAGGAACTCTAGGAGCCAGAATATATTCATGGTCTAATACAGATAGCACACATTCTCAAAATGGATTCGATACTGGCAGTAGAACTGTTAATAAATCAACATTTAATACAGCTCCTAGTGCACCTGGAACATTGTATGCTGATGGAAGCAGTAGCAACAAATATATACCCGAGAATTATCAGAACGTTGGACTTAGTTGGGGAGCTGCGAGTGACCCTAACGGAAACCTATCAGGCTATAGAGTAAGAGTATCAGTAAATGGCGGCAGTTATACACAACTTGGCACTACCGGAAATCTGACTTATACTCACTACGTCGGAGACTATCCGGAAGGAACTACTTTAGCGTACGTTATAGACGCATATGACAGTTATGGTTTGTATGGTGGAAATTCCAATACTGTAACGTTAACTAAGAACGTTCTTAATAACGGTGGTATAACAGGAATATCTAACGGAGTATACTTCGACACTGGAAGCTTTACTGTCAACTTCACTAGAGGTTCGAATAATAACGGTGCAACAGTATACGAAATGTGTTATTCAGATAACGTAACCGTATACAACCTAACAGAGCTGACAAGTGGTACATCTCAGACAATAAGTATATGGAGGTCAGGTGGATTTCCTAGCGGACCTTATATAAAATTTGATGACCTTAAGAATTACTTTGCGAGTTCATCCTACAACGGTAATCTTCATATAGGATTACGTACAAGAAATGACTTTGGTAACTACAAGTGGGCCGGAAGTTCGGTGTGGATAGATTTGAGAACTGCTCCTCAGCCAGCAACTAATCAAGTAATATCTACTGTAAATACTGAATCTACTGTATATCGTAGACATGTTGGTACTAATCTATGGTACTTTGTTCCAAACGGTTCAGGTGTTATCAGGGTTAAGTGGACTGACGGTTGGGGTAAATTAGGAGAACCAGTTAGATATGAAGTATACGTTGCATATGGTAGTGGAGGTTGGAATCATATAGCGAATGTTAATTCAGGCGTTGGATATTATAACCATGTAGTTCCAACTCAAAGTTACTCTCAAGATATTAAATATTTGGTAAAATGTATAACCTCATATGGAACACCTAGTGATGCGGTGACTCCTGCTCAGAAACTACACTTTTATAATAAACCGGTCATAACAATCGGAACCATAACAAGAGGTGCTACAACAGCCGACGTCAAAATAACAATCCGTTCCATATCATCTATACCCGGAATAAATACTACTGGTAGTTGGGAAAGATGCGCGCCGGGAACAACGACCCCGTCTCAACAAACGGGCAGTCTATTGCCAACTCAAGGCGAACAAAATATAGCTTTGACTGGTCTAACCGACGCTGGTATGTATGATTTAATAGTAACTTATAATGATAGTACAGGTTTTACAGCAGCTGGAGACGTGGATCCAAAGACAATACCAATTGGTCAAAACTCCCCTATACTATTCGTTAACAAGTATGGGATAGGCGTTAATGGTAATAAAGCTACTAGTGATTATGCAGTGAATGTAAAAGGTACTATATTGGCGGATAATATTATATTAAAAGCCCCCAACATAGCTGCTGAATCCGGAACAACTAGACCTGCTCAAGAAGGTCTACAAGCCAGAATGTGTTATCAAAATGGATATCCATATGACTATGGAAACGCTATAACCATAAAAGGAGCTGGAGACTCTCAACTGTTTATGGGCTGGTCAGGGACATCTGGCGCTCACGCCGACTTACATTATCGAAGTAAGAGAGACACTGGCGACGCTAATTGGAGTCCATGGGCTAAGTTGTGGACCAGCGCAAACTTAAATCCATATTCTATGGATGGTGAGAATACTGGTTGGTTTAGATGCTCTGGAAATCAAGGTATATATTGGAGTAATTGGAACGGGGGTTGGTATATGGAGGACTCAACCTGGATCAGAGCATACAACGGCAAATCTATATATACTCCTTCTGTAATTCGTTGTGATGGGGGTTTTCAATTAGCACCTAACGCCACCCTATCTTGGGATAGTGCATTTATAAAAAGCAACGGATCCTCTTACATGGACTTATATGCTCCGAATATGTCACCACACTTCGAGACCAGTTTTACAGTATATAAAGGATCCCCAGGGTCAGGAAGCCATAGATTTGAAGTTAACGATAGTACAACTATATCGTATAGAGACTTCTGGGCAGATAGATGGAGAGGCAGAGGAAGTTCAACTCGCCAATATATAGGTCCTGCTAATGCAAGACTCGACTGCACCGATGACTGCTATGCTCGATTATATTGTGCAACTTGGGCGGCAGGTGCAGCTGATAATGGCTCTTTCTGGAGTCCATATGGAGGAATGGCGATTAAGGTTGGCGGAACTAGCAAACACGATTTAAGAGCTGATGGTAGTAAAGTGGGTGGATCTATCGAACTAGACGGTATAACATACGGCATGTCACCTACAGATTCACCTAGAAGTATGATTGAAGATGTCATATTTGACCAATTGGTAGAAGGAAAAACCAAAGTATTAATGAATCCTGTTTTTGCAAGATCGATAGCTAAGGTTGCGGTCTTCCCTAGTTCACCAAAAGTCGAAGTAATAGAGAAGGGTTCTGATTATTTCATATTGGAATCCATAGAGCCGATTACTTGTGATATAAGAGTTATAGGTACTAGAATAGACCATAGTGAACAATATTATGAAATAATGGGGGGTATAGTACATGGCGATGAAAAAGTTGTTAGCCACTAACAATGTTCCAGCTGATTATTGGAGAATAACTGGCTATAATGTATCGTTAAGTGGAAAAATGTGTCAAATATTTTTGTGTGGATATGCTGATGAAGCTGGTCGAGAAGCTAATGAATTCTTATGCTCTAGAAACTACATGATATTACAAGATAAATTTGACGAATATGTAATGCTTCAAAATGGCGTTCATGTAGCCGATTTATACGGTTATCTGAAAAAAGAAGTTCTAGATTTTAAAAATGCAGTCGATATTATATAATAAAAGGAGAGATTTATAATGGAAAAAGGATTTAACTTACAAATATTAGATTTTAAAAATGCGGTGATACAAGCCGTAAATAATGCCAACTTACCTATATCCGTAGTTACAATGGTTATGAATGATATCACTAATGATTTAAGAATTCATGAACAAACAACTCTACAGTCTGAACTAAAGGCTTTTAACGAAGCACAGGCAACTCCTGAAGAATCCGAGGTGATCGAATAATGAATCTTAGAGGTAAAAACTTCGTAGGTCAAATATTCGATATGCCAGTTATTAAAGCAACCATTAAAGGACTATTAGGTGGAGATAAATATTATTTCTATTTAAACATCAACGGTCGTAATAGAGTTCTATATATTGATGTTATAGAGTACTCTGATGGTGTGGCTTTTAAGCTTTACAAAGACAACACTAGATTTACTGAGAACAAAAGTTATGAGTATATTCAGAACCCAATAGGTGACGAATTAGTAAAAGTTATAAAATCAACAACAGAAGACGAGGTAGCTGATGGAAAGATTACCATATTCTCAGCTACCCCTGAAGCTGACATGGCTAACTATGTAGATATCTACATAGACGCCATTCAAACGGTTAAACCAATAGAATAATATTTAATAAAAAAGGGGGATTCAAAATGTCAAATAGTAATTTAGCAAGTTATGTTAACTTATCACCGAATTATAGTAGTCGAGATGGTCACTCTATAAAGAAAATAACCATACATCATATGGCTGGAAATCTAAGCGTAGAGAGCTGCGGAAATGTGTTCGCTAGTCCTGCTAGACAAGCTAGCTCAACTTATGGCATTGGTTCAGATGGAAGGATAGGAAGATATTTGGATGAAAGCGTTAGACCATGGACTAGTGCAAGTTACGAGAATGATAAACAAGCTGTAACTATAGAGGTTGCTAATAGCTCTACTGGAGGTAATTGGCCAGTTAGTGAGGCAGCACTAAACTCCTTAATAAGGTTATGCGTTGATATCTGTAAAAG